CTATAACAAAAATGTTCACTTTCCTACTTGACACCTGTCAAGCTTCGTGCGATACAGTGGAAGGTTTGCAGAGACCTTACACAAACGGAGAATGACAGATGAACCGGATTTTCTCGACCGACTCGCCGAAGGCAATCAAGGCCGAAGCTTACGGATACCTGAATGCAATCCACTACATGGCGCCTGCTGAGCTCGGTGGCGTTGGCAACCTTTGCCCGCATGCGTCTGCTGGTTGCAGGGCTCTGTGCCTTGGGCAGTACAGCGGCCAGGCCTCGATGGTCGCGGATCTCGAGCTCGGCGACAACGCCACGCGCAAGTCGCGCCGCGAGAAGGCGCAGGCGTTCATGGCCGATCGCCGCGGCTACCTGCTGGCGATGCATCGCGAGATCACGAAGCTGGAGCGCAAGGCGGTGTTTGCCGGCAAGCGGCTTTGCGTGCGGCTGAACGGGTCGACCGACATCGCGTGGGAGGGCCTGAAGCTGGATGGCCGGACGCTGTTCGATTGGTTCCCGCTGGTGCAGTTTGTCGACTACACGAAAAACCCGCGCCGGTTTGATCGGCCGCTGCCGGCGAATTACTGGCTGACCTTCTCGCGGTCGGAGGTCAACGAGGCGCAAGCGCTCGAGCTCCTGGCGCGCGGCGTGAATGTGGCGGTGGTATTCGGCTCGGGCAAGCCGATCGCGTGGAACGGCTACCGCGTGGTGGATGGGGACCAACACGACTTGCGGCACCTGGATCCGCGGGTTGCCAAGGACAGCGGCGCGATCGGGTTTGTGGTGGCGCTGTCGCCGAAGGGGCGCAAGGCGCAGAAGGACACCAGCGGATTTGTCGTGCGTTGAGCTTGCACAAATGGCGAATGTGCGGTAGGGAAGAGGACAGGCAAGAGGAGGCGAATGTGATCACCAAGGAAGAACAGCACCGCGTCAACGATGGCTGGCAGTGCCCCGAATGCTCCGGGGTACGGACGCGAATCGGCGGGCCCCCGCACGATCGGCATTACGAGTGCGCCGAGTGCGGGTGCTTCTGGGACAACCACTACTACCCCAAGGAGCAGGCACTGTGATCCACACACTGGAAGACTACCGCGAAGCGGGACGGCGCGCCGCGCTCGCGTTCCACCAGCACGACCACACACGCGCGCAATTCGAGTTCACCTGGCTAGCGCTTGAGGGCCGGCGTGAGTTGCCGATCAATCGGCGCGCCGCGCGCGAGGCGTTCGCCAAGGCGTACCGCGAGGAACATCACAAACGGAGGAACGGCGGATGAGGCGATTCCTGGAAGTCTATCGGCGGCACGGCTGGCTGGCCGCGGCTGCGATCAACGATGGCGATTGGCGCTTGTGTCGCCAGTACGCCGAGCTCCTGGGGCGCGCCAAGGCGCTGCAGACCAAGGATGCCGAGGCGGCGCGCGCCGTGTTCGCGGATGCCTACGCCTCGGCGCGCAGGATCCACGCGATGTCACACAGGTCCTTGCTCATCGTCGAAATCGATCTGGAGGCGAAGCGATGACGGACACGCGCACCTATTTGGGCGATGGCCTCTATGCCGAGCTGGATCGGTCGGTGTTGATGATCATTTTGCGCACGACGCGCGGGCCTGCTGAGCACTGGGTCGGACTCGAGCCTGAGGTGTTTGTTGAGCTACTGCGGTTCGCGCGCCGCAACGGTTGGGGAAACCTGATCAGGACCGAGATGGCCCGGGAGGAGCGCGACGGATGAACGACAACAGCACAGCATTCGATGCGGGCTACTGGGACGCGCAGCTCTCCGGGCATGCGCGTCTCGTCATGTTGCACCTGGCCGTGCCGACCGACCGTGAGCTGTCGGATTATTGGCAAGGCTGGCACACCGCGAAGCGCCACATTCGTGAGGCGCTCGAGGCGAAGCGCGATCGGAGGAATCGGCGATGAACGAAGAGGAGGTCCCAAAGGCTTTTGGTATCGAATGGTGGGTATGCCGTGATCCAGACTGCAAGGCTCTACATGTTGGGTTGAAGACTGAGGGTGGCGAGTGGATTGCCACCCACACAGTCTCCAAGGACACGCTTGCTCGGATGTTCGTGTTTCTCGAGAAGGAGAAGCCATGAGCACATCGACGGTCGTGTTGGTCATCATCGCCGTGCTCATCGCGCGCATTGCGGAGCACCTCGGGGCGATCTCGAGGGCGCCGCGCTACTCCAAGCTCGAGATCGCGATTTTTGCCGGCGCGGTCTTGCTGTGGATGTTGGGGATTATCCCGTCATGAGCGAGCAACACGACGGCTTTAAGGACCGTCACCTCAAATCGGTGCCCGCCGTTTTTGCAGTCGCCAAGTGGCTGCACCTTAGGGGCGACACGGTTGAGATCCCCGGCTTTCGCCAGGCGGCGACCGCGGCCGAACATGCCGAGTACCGCGACGCCGGCGACCTGTTTGTGCTCGAGCACGGCGAGCGCCACTGCTACCAAGTCAGACATACGCCGAGCACGCATTGGACGTGCGCGGCAGATTGGCCGCACAGCCGTTTTTTCGTCGCCGGCGTGAAGGCCGCGGATCGCGACAAGGGCGATCGGGTGTGGGCTTACGTGTTTGTCAACGACGACTTCAGCCACATGGCGATCGCGCGTGCCGATCAACAATCACGCCAGGCCTGGACGCAGGACACGGTCAAACCCAGCAACACCAACAATCTGGAGGAAAAGTACTGCGTCGACGTCAACACGCTCTCATTTCTGAAACTATGAGGACCGCATGAAACTGCATGAGTTGATCAACCTGGTGTCGTGGCTCGCCGAGGATACGTGGCGCGAGCGCGGCCAGATCACCGCGACCTGGTATGCCGAGACGCGCGATGGCCGCCACCTGACAATCCCCTTTCCAGACGAGTTCGGCAAACACGAGGGCGCCAATCTGGTGCGGCGGTTGCTTGTGGCGATCGACGCCGCGCGCGTCGTGTTCGTCGACGAGTGCTTTTACATGCAGGCGGAAACGCCTGAACAGATGGCCGCGATCGATCGCTGGTACGAGACGCACGACGGCCTCGAGGATTTCCCCGGGCGGCGCGAGGCGGTTGCGCTGAGCGGCGAGGACGAGAGCGGCGAGATGCTCAGCGGCCATCGCGAGATCCTGCGGCAAGGTCAGCAGTCCGCGCTCGGCCCGCTGCGGATCGAGAGGCCGCGCGAGACTGAGGGCGCCATGGTCGGCTGGCTTCCAGTGCGGGGGACCAAGCAATGAGCCTGTTGGTCCCCACCAAGTTTGAGCAGTATCGCTACCACGTCGATCGCTTCACCAACGATATGCTCGATCCGGCATTCTGGTCGAGCAGCTACGGTGACAATTTCGGCGCGTTCAAGAACGTGCCGGGACCGTGCGGCGAAAAGCTGAACATCCTCGCCAGTGACGGCCTGCCGGACGACGGCTGGGAGCACGTCTCAGTCTCGCTGGCGCGCATCGGCAAGGCGCGCCTGCCAAACTGGGAGGAAATGTGTTTCGTGAAGAACCTGTTCTGGTCGGACGAGGATTGCGTCGTGCAATTCCACCCGCCGAAATCCGAGCATGTCAGCAACTACCGGGTGCTGCACCTGTGGCGCTGGCTCCTGTTAGATTTTCCGCGGCCGTCGGATTGGATGGTTGGGATCAAAGAGCTGGGAGAGCTCAAGTGACCCCCCTAATGGAGCGCCTCCTCCACGTTGTGCACCTGGCCGGCCCGTGTGGCATCAGCGGCGATGAGCTGTTCGCCATCATCTACGACGGGCAGACGCCGCGCTATCAGGGCGGCAACAAGCAGCACCGCGCGCGCAACGCGCTGAAGGCCCTCGTGTGGAGCCTCAACCAGGAGCTCGAGCGCGAGGGCCTGCGCATCATCGGCGAGCGCTGCATCGGTGGCTGGTATCGGCTCGTTAAACGCTCGGCTCGTCCTCGGTAATGAACCGCCAGTGCACCGTGCCCATGCCACTGAGGCCGATTGCCTTGGCAGCGGCCGGAGTCAGGTCGATCCCGGCGCCGTTCGACGTCTTGCCCTGGTTCTTGCCGCGCGGGATCTTACTGCCCTTGGGCTCGGCCACCGGACGGGCGTCCCCGAGCACGTAAGCTTTGTCGTCGATGAGCCAGGGCCCGACGTCGCGGATCTGGGTCACGACGTCCTTGCCGGTGTCGACATTGTGCACCAGCACCGTCGGCCGTTCTCCTGACCATTTCCACGGCAACGCGCAGGACAACTCCTTGTCAGTGATGAAATCGTACGGCGGATAGGCGCTGTCGTTGGGATCGGCGTTGCCGCCAAACACCGAGCAGATGATGTTGCTGTGATTGGGCGCGAAGGTGGGCGTAGCCGGCTCCTCCGGTCCCGGCGCGTTGACCATAAAGTCCTCGCCATTGATCGAGACGATCACCGGCCCGGTTGTTTTGATGGTCATGTCGACGCGGGCGGTCACCTCGTCGGGCGGCGGTTCTGTTGGTGGCTCGACGGGCGGTTCAACAGGCGGCTCGACCGGCGCGCCGATGGTGACTTGGCCAATCACCTCGGCGATGCGTGTGCAGATCCGCTCGAAGTTTTGTCGGTACAGATTGCCATCAGCCGAGCTATCGACGAAACAAACCTCGAGCAGCACAGCGGGCTTGTTGGTGCCGTTGAGAAATGCGAGGTCGGTTCGTTTTTTCGCGCCACGGTTGATAAATGTACCAGCACTCGCAATGGCTGCGGAGGTATCCGAGGCCAGCTTTTGCTGCGTGACGTAGAGCACCTCAACGCCCATTGGCTTGCTCGTGACCTGGTAGGCGTTGAAGTGGCAGCTGACATCGTAATCGCGCGATCGCGAATTGTGATAGGCCACGATCGTGTTGAGGTTCTGACTCTGGGTAGTCGACGTGTCGTCATGAAACACATCGACGCCGACGCCGGCGCTGCGCCACAGTTCGGCGACCCGATTCACGACACGTCGCGCCTCATCAACTTCGTCGAGATACGGTGGCCGCGGCGAGGCCGACGCGCCGCGGATGTATTTGCCGTGACCGGAACTGAAAACGACTTTCATGGCTGGCTCCTCATAAAAACGCCGGACGCCGTGTGAGCGCCCGGCGCAACGCTTACCGTCGTACGCCGGACGGTGTTGGTGCCGGCACGTTGGGCGTACCGACCACGACCCAGCCAGTCTCCTCGCTCCAGCCGATCGTCCATTCGATCAGCTTCGGCCGCTCGCCTTCCGGCAAGAAGATCGGCGGGGTTGGGAACGGTTCATTACTGCCGCCCCAAATGCCGAGTGGCGGCGGCGGAATGACGATCGGATGCGCCGGCACGCCCGGCGCCACGGCGTCCGGCGGAATCACGATCGGATGCGTGGGGAATGGATCGGTCGGCCCCCAGATGCCCGGTGGCAGATAGATCGGGTGTTCCGGCTTGCCACCACCGAGGCTCCCGGGCGGGATCACGATCGGATGCGCCGGGTAGATCGGAATGTAGATCGGATGTGCCGGCGTGCCCGGCGCGATCGACCCCGGCGGGATGATCACGATCGGATGCGACGGTTGGCCGGGGTCCGGCCAGATTTCCGGCGGCGGGCCTCCGGGCGCGATCGGGTGCGCTGGTGTGCCACCGCTTGGCAGCGGAGTAATCATTGCAAGGAATGATCGGACCATGAGGCCCTCCTGTTGGGGGAATGGTAAGCAACTACACTTGTCTTGTAGCACGGAGTTGTAGCTATGCCGCTTACATCAAACGTCGGTGACAACATCCGCGAGCTCACTCATCACGGCTCACGGCCGCGCTCGCGCCGGCAGATTATCGCCATTGCCATGAACGCTGCACGACGCGGTAAGCGCGGCCGCCGTCGGCACGGCCGGCAATCGGCTAAACGCTGAAGCCTGGCGGGTAGCCGGCGATCTCTTGCCAGGTCAGCCCAGTCATCTTGGCGAGCTCCTCGGCCAAGCCACGGCGCGGCCGTGCTCGGCCCTCGGCCCAAGCGTAGAACGTGGTGCGCGATACCTGCAGCCGGCGCGATTTGTCGGCAACGCTCTCGCCAGGCAGGCGCGCCAGGACGTCAGCCATCGGCACCAGGATCCGCTGTTTGATCGCCGCCGCCAGGTCGCGCGTATCCTGATCCGGCGCCTCGATGATGAGCTGGTCGGCGAGCTGCAGCGCGCGCTGTCGCCCGTCGATCACCTTACCTTTCGCCTTCGGCATAGTGTGCAGTCCCTAAATTGACACCCTGCCCCGTAGGGTTGTAGAGTGAACAGTTCTATTATCAACTGGAGACGCGACATGGAAGAAAAACCGTTCACGCCGAACATGGACAAGCTGAAGAGCGAGCTCGGGCGGACCCCGCCAGCCGCGCCGCCGAGCTCGCCGGCGGACTACGCGCCCAAGGCCAAGGCCAAGCCGAATCCGCCCTACCAGGTGGCTGACGCCGAGGTCAGCCAGCAGATCAAAGCCGCGATGCGCGGCGCCAACGGCTGGCATCTGTTGGATTTCGGGCAGCAGGAGGCGCTCGATCTGATTGCCACCGAGATCGGCCGGATCTGTGCCGGCCGAAAATTTTGGAAAGAGCTGCGCGACTGGGCAGATGTTGGAGTGGAGGCATCCGATGTTTAGAGCTCTCCTCATCGCCTCACTGCTGGCGACGCCGGCGCATGCCTTCAAGCTGCCGCCCGATCAGTACAAGGCCTGCAAACAGAAAGAGGCGGCGCTGGGCGACGACGCGCCGCCCGGCTTCTGCGGCGAACCGCAAGGCAAGCCTGCGATCAAGCGCAGCCCGCCCGGCTACAGTCTCGTTGACCGAACGCTCAATGCCTGCATGACGCAATTCATCGACGAGCGCCGGCCAGGCGGGCCCGCCGGCGACGATTGGATCTCGTACTGCATGCAGCAGCATCGGTTTGAGTTCTGCGATCGCTGCAAGATCTTCGAGGACACCAACGAAGCCTGCGAGGAGGACAAGGACAACGCGCTGTATCGGCCGCGGTGCTGGGCGATGCGGCAATGATCTACTCGGCACACGACAAGCTCACCGCGATCGAGCGCGAGCTCGCCTATCGCCGGCGGGTCTACCCGCGCCTGGTCGCCAACCATCAGGTGAGCCAACAACACGCCAACTATCAGATCGCGGTGCTCGAGGCGATCGCTGCGGACTACCGCGGACTCGAGGAGAAGGAGCGGCTCGTATGATCAAACAGTTCATGGTCGGCTGCAGCAAGACCATCAACCTCGGCAACTTCCAGTCGCTGCGGATCGAAGCGCAGGTCTTCATCGAGGTGCTGGAAGGCGACGACCCAGCTCAGCTCAAAACAGAGGCGCAGGAGGAGCTCAAGACCCTGCTCGAGCAAACCTACAAAGCACAGAGGAAGCTCAATGACTGATTACAATCCGCAAGAACCTGGTGGTGTGCTCGAGGTGCATCACCCGTCGCCGCCAGCGGCCAGCTTCGGCCAGACCATGATGGCGATCCTCGCGGATCCCGCCATCCCGGCCGACAAGCTCGAGATCGTGCTCCGCTTTAACGCGGAGAACATCGAACGCCAGCAACGTGAGGCATTCAATCTGCGCTTCGCCGAGATGGCGCCGCGCATCCCGCAGGTCAACAAGAACGGCCTGGTCGAGCTCGTCAACCGCGACGGCAAGTACCTCGGCTCCTACAAGTTTGCCAAGTGGGAGGACATGGACAGGGTGTTGCGGCCGATCCTCGCCGAGTTCAGCTTCGGCCTGGCGTTCAAGTCGAAGGAACATCCCGACCGGGTCTGGGTGCAGGGCGAGCTGATGTACGGCGGCTACAGCAAGACCTCCGAGGTGCTGCTGCCGCCCGACACCGGACCAGGCCGCAACAACCTGCAGGCCTGGGGCGGTGCCATCAGCTACGGCAAGCGCTACACCGCCGAGATGCTGCTCAACATCGTCCGCAAGGACGCCGACAACGACGCGATCGGCCCGTTCGGCGAGCGCAAGCTCGACACCTTCCAGGTCGAGGAGCTGCAGCAGTTGCTCGTCGAGACAAACACTGAGCCGGCCCGATTCCTCGAGATAATGGTGTCGGGCACTGGCGAGATCAAAGACATCCTGGCGCGCGACTACACGCGCCTGGTCAACGTACTGAACCAGAAGAAGCAGAGAGGTGTCTCATGATTCCGTACTATGTCGACCAAGGCTCGCCCGAGTGGTGGGCACGCAAGCTGGGCGTGCCGAGCGCGTCCAACTTCCACCGGATTATCACGCCGAAGGAGATGAAGCCTTCGGCGCAGGCCGGCGATTACATGCTGCGGCTGATCGCCGAGCGGATCCTTAAGGAATCGACCGACGATCAGCTCAAGATCGAGTGGGCCGAGCGTGGCAAGGTCGAGCAGCCGCGTGCCGCGCAGGCGTTCGAGTTCCTGACCGACCTCAAGCTCAAACCGATCGGCTTCATCACCACCGACGACGGCCAGCTCGGCTGTTCGCCGGACTATCTGATCGAAGACAAACCGCAGGCTGTGGAGGTCAAATGCCCGGCGCCGTGGACGCACCTGGGCTACCTGCTCAACGGGCTCGAGGACGCCTATCGGCCGCAGGTGCAAGGCCAGCTTCTGATCGGCGAGTTCGACCTGGTGCATTTCTACACCTACCACCCGTCCCTGCCCGGGCGGCATATCGAGACCCGCGTCGATCGCGTGTTCCGGGAGCACCTGGAGGCCGCGCTGTACGTGTTCCTCGAGCGGCTCGATCGGGCATTCGAGCGCGCCGTGGCGCTCGGCTGCAGAGTCGTTTCGACTCCAGCGGTGCGCCCGCTCGAGCGTGCCTACCCAGACACGGGCGACCACGAGCCACCGCTGCGGCTCGAGGTGCCCGAGGCCGGCGGCCGCGACAACGTCACCATCCTGGATGCGGGCTAGAGCTCCCTCCTGCCGGGAATATTCCGGCTCGGCGAGCGTGGGCGTCGGGTTTCAGAAAGGTGCCCTGCCGCCTGGCAGGAGGGCGGGTCGACTAGAGGACGGTTCAAGAGCACCGACCCACGCAATACTGAGGTACCTACGATAATTTTTGCGACCTCACTTGCGGGCGTAAAAATTATCACCCCAGCATCCGGTACCACCCGGAAGGGTCACTGGAGGCATTGCTTGTTCAGTTGGGAACGTGCAAAGGTATTCTTTGATGGGGCGCCACAATCGGAGCCTCGGGGCGGCTACGGGAGTTCTGGAAAATGAAAGCACGGGTACTCGCGGCAGCGATGCCGGCACTATGCTTTGCGCTGGCATCGCCAGCGATGGCAGACGTTCAGGTCCTTGATATGCTCAGCGGAACGGGAGACAACGTCGTCTCCGACTCCGCGAGCACCAACAGTGCTCTCGGTCATCTCAATGGCCTACATCTCGATGTGGTTCGTTACACGAACCTAGCGACCGGCTTTACGTTCGCCGCCGCTGGCAATGACATAAAGATCGGCAACACCGGTACTCTGACCGATCAAGTGTTCGACCCAACCAACACCTTCCTAGTCGGTACCACGACGGAGGTGTTCAGTTTATCGGGCACGGGCGACGTGAAACTGGCCGTGAACGCTACGGACGGAACGTTCACCTTTGATCTCGGTACCATCAACAATTCTCAGTCCGGGTTCACGGTGAATGCCATCAACGGTGAAGTGATCAAGTCGCTGACGCTGACCGACTCC